GTTCGTGTTGATGCTCTTGAAGCAGATCCTGTAACCAAAACATACGTCGATCAGCAAATTAGTGCTGAAGCAACTTCTCGTTCTAATGAAGATGCCACGTTCTTGAAAATCGATGGCTCAAGATACATGGATGGCACTTTATCATTTAATTCGGCTGGCACGTTTGAGACAATCTCACTAGACCCTTGGACGGACGAATCAGTTTATCTAAAAGTTGATGATGGTTCATTTCAAGTATCTCAATCTTCTATTGCATTGAGTGGTGCCGGACAACTATCCAACATTAAAATGGATATTAATAATGGATTTACTTTTGAAGGATCGGATGGATATTTTTATGCCCGTCCCGATCAAATGCAATTTACATATTATGGGGCGGGATTTACAGTAAATTTGGGAACAGGAGGAAATGGCGCCAACATAGATTTAGCTGGAGCAGATCCTTCTATTATACCAGCCATACCGAACTCAACATGTGTCACTCATAAACATTATGTTGATTCGGCAGATGGTGATCTTAGTGATCGCATTGACGCACTTGAAAGTGCTCCACCTCCAGTAACAGCACTTAGCTATCTTTCTGATGTAACTGTTTCTAGTCCATCAAATGGTCAAGTATTACAGTATAACGGAACAGAATGGGTAAATGGACCAGCTCCATCAACATTTAGTGGTTCGTATAACGATCTCTCAGATAAACCATCAATACCTAGTGTTGTTGGTCTTGCAAGTGAAACATATGTTGATACTGCTGTAGCCGGTAAAGCTGATAGTGCATCTCTTGCAACTGTAGCAACAAGTGGTTCGTATACAGACCTTACTAACAAACCTTCGTTGTTTAGTGGTTCGTATAACGATCTTTCTAACAAACCAGCAATACCATCTCCAGTTAGAGAAAAACCAACTGGTGCAATAAACGGAACAAATGTTACGTTTGTGTTAAGCCAAGAGCCTTCTGTTCCAAATACTGAGCAAGTATTTGTAAACGGAATTTTACAAGAATCTGGTTTAAACTCAGACTATACAATTTCTGGCGATACTATCACTTTTGATAGCGCACCAGAATCTGGATGGAAAGTTATTGTATATTACTTTGTTTAATAAATAGTTTAACTGTAATAAGACCATATAAAGGGTAACTAAAATGTCAAAGACAGAAGTTTCTGGAAAGCAAATTAAAGATGGAACGATTGATTTAGTTGATTTGGCGCCTGCGGTTGCTACCGACATCGGCGATCTAAAAACAAACGTCACCACACTTCAAGGTGATGTTGGAAATCTTCAAAATGATGTTAGTGGTATTGACAGCACTAGCTCAAGTCAAATTGCAGCCCTTGACGGTCGTATTGATGCTCTTGAGGCAGATCCAGTAACAAAAACTTACGTTGATCAAAAAGTTGCTGATCTTGTAAGCAGTGCTCCTGCGGTTCTTGATACACTTAAAGAACTTTCAGATGCCCTTGGTGGTGATGAAAACTTTTCGGCAACAATTTCTGGTCAGCTATCTGATATAACAACCGATGTTGCCGCACTTCAAACAGATTTACAGGCAGAAGTTTCTAGGGCTCAAGGGATTGAGTCTGCTATAGACGGAAGAGTTGATACTCTTGAAATTGCTGTAAACGTCACTGCTGGAGATGTTAGTAGTCTTGATGCTCGCATTACAACTATTGAAAATGCTCCTGCTGGTCCAAGCGCACTTTTACATTTAACAGATGTTAGTCTTGCATCACCTGCGGCTGGTGAAGTATTGAAATATAATGGAACTGCTTGGGTAAATGGTACCGACAACACATTTAGTGGAGCTTATGCCGATCTTACTGGTAAGCCAACTTTATTCAGTGGAGCTTATTCGGATCTTACTGGTAAGCCATCGCTGTTTAGTGGTGCTTATGCCGATCTTAGTGGTAAGCCAACTTTAGTTTCTGCTCTTGATGATCTTTCTGATGTTACAGTTAGCACACCATCTAATGGACAAGTTCTTCAGTATAACGGAACTGCCTGGGTAAATGGTGCTGCACCATCAACATTTAGTGGTTCGTACACCGACCTTACAAATAAACCAACTATACCATCAGCTATTGACGATCTTAGTGATGTAACAATTACATCGGCTGCTAAGGGTCAGTTTATTGCACATAACGGCACAAACTTTGTTAATACAAGAACAATAGAAGCCGATGTTGCAGCTACAGTTCCTTTAACTCTTAAAGGTGCTGCGTCACAATCTGGAAATCTATTTCAAATTAAAGACAGTGCAGATGCCGATATTTTGTATGTTCGTGCGACCCCTTTAAACCTTTTTGGTCAGGCACGACTTGTTGTAAATTCACCAACACAGACTTCTGCTTTGTGGTTAGGTTCTGGTAATGTCAGTTCATTGGGTGCAGGACAACACGCAACGGCAATTAACTTTAACGGTTCCGGTGTTTCACACGGAGTTCTTGCATACTATCCTAATGGAAGTGCATCCGGATTGTTTAGATTTCACGCCGCCTCTGGAGGTGGATTAGACGGTTCAAACAATCCCGCAAATGGAAGTTTGGGTGTTTCAAACATTTTTGCTAATACCAACGGAAATACATTAGGTTCAACAACAGTTACTACTACTGCTGCTGCAACTAAAGCTCTTATTGTTAAAGGTGCTGCGTCACAGACAGCAAATTTGTTTGAAGTACAAGACAGTGCGGGAACAGCATTTGTGTCTGTTAATGGCAATTTTGGCACATCGCTAAAATCAAGTGCTGCGGCCACAGCATCATTAACTATAACACCAGGTGCGTCCGCATTTGCAGAGGGTAATGCTCCTGCATTGGTAATTAATAGAAACGATGGTGCCGCAGCTCTTATAGTTGATGCTATGGGTGGTGTATTGGCATTTAATAAAAATAATGCTCGACTCAGCAACTACATGATTGATGGATATGGACCAAACATCTTTAACTCTGATAGCGGTTCATTAAACCTTCGAGCAGTTGCTGCTAAAAAGATTAATTTCGTAACGCCAGATGAAGGTTATAGTGCTCGATCACTTTCATTCTATCATGGTGCAAGTATAGGTGACGGATTTTCAACGCCTAAGTGGTATCAAGATTGTAATGGACATAACATCTCGGTCTTAACCACAGGATTTGGAATTAATGTTCCGATTGGTACTGCTCTTGGTGCTCAGTTCCATCTCATAAATGGTGCTGCTGCTAGAAAGGGTGTTGTCATTCGAGGTGCTGCATCTCAAAGTGCAAATTTAATTGAGTTGCAAAATAGCTCTGGTACTGTAATATTTTCGGTTGATAGTAGCGGTAGCGTATCTGCTGGTACAATACCAGTAGCTCGTGTTACAGGTCTTGCAACAGTAGCAACAAGTGGTTCATATAACGACTTGTCAGATAAACCAACTGTACCTAGCTTGACTGGTTATGCAACAGAATCGTATGTAAACTCCGCTGTTTCTAGTTTGGTAAACAGTGCACCAAGCGCACTTGATACACTAAATGAGCTTGCCACTGCTTTAGGAAATGATGCCAATTTTGCAACAACAATGACTAATGCTCTTGCTGCAAAAGCAGATAGCGCAAGTCTTGCCGATGTAGCAACAAGTGGTTCGTATGACGATCTCAGCAACAAGCCAACGCTTGGTAGCTTTACTACTTTAACTTCGCCAGCATCTGGCCAGTTCTTGAAGTATAACGGCACTGCTTGGGTAAACTCTGCTGTAGCATATAGCGATGTTACTGGAACACCAAGTCTTGCAACAGTAGCAACAAGTGGTTCGTATGACGATCTCAGCAACAAACCTTCATTGTTTGATGGTGCATATTCAAGTTTAACTGGTGCTCCGTCTCTTGCAACAGTAGCAACAAGTGGTTCGTATGCTGATCTCAGCAACAAGCCAACAATACCAGGAACATCTGATGGAAATGCTTTAGGTGCCACAACAATAACAACAACTGCTGCTGCAACTAAGGCTCTTGTTGTTAAAGGTGCCACATCTCAAACAGCAAACATACTTGAAGTTGAGCATAGCACTGGAACTAACATTTTTGCTGTAACACCATCGCAGATTGAAACTACATTTAATGGTATTACTAGCACAGAAACAAATGCAACTGTTACAACAAGTGATGCAACTGAAACAACATTGTTTAGCTTAACTCTTGCTGACAACACCACATATAACCTTGATGTTATGGTTTGTGCTCGTTTATCGAGCACAACTGCTAAAGGAATGTATGGTAGATCAAGATTAATGGTCTACAGAAATAATGGTGGCGCCGCGACAGTCGCCGTTGATTTTGGCGGTCAATTAGAGGAGCTTGATTCATACGGTTCGTCTGGATACGATTATGTTGTAGATGTATCCGGAAACGATGTGCGAGTTCGAGTTACTGGTGCTGCAAGCGAAACTGTTAAGTGGGCTGCTAATGTTAAATACGTTTCAGTAAGCTAATTAATAGTCTAGCATTTAAGGAGATACTATGCCAAGACTTACTGGAATACATTCTAGCGCAGACGCAAATGATGAGATTGCATCAAGTGCCTACTTTCAAGCAATACTTGGGGGTGTTTCCACAGGCTCAATAATAATGTATGTTGCAGATTTGTTGCCAGCAAATTATTTGTTGTGTGATGGATCTGCTGTTTCAAGAACAACATATGCAAATCTTTTTGCTACTATAGGTACCACATATGGTGTTGGTAATGGAACAACAACTTTCAATTTACCAAATCTTCAAGGAAGAATGCCTATAGGTGTAAAATCTGGAGGTAATGTTGGTTCTTTAGGTGCAACTGGAGGTGCGTTTGATCATGTACACAGTATGGGTGCACACACACATGCACAATCACACTCCCATACTATTGCACACACACATACAATAGCACACACACATACAATAGACCATTTCCATGCTGTAACATCACATGCCCATAGTGCAAGCCACGCTCATGGTATTCCTCCACATTATCATACCGTATCTGGTTCTGGTAACAGTTCGTCACACACCCATACTTTCCCAATAACAAGCTCAACAACAGCCTCAACAAGCAGAATTCGTGGTAGTGACGGCAGTGGAGGTAATAGTTCAACCGGAACTGATGGTGCTTCGTTTGGTAGATTTGAGTGGGCCGCTGGAACTGCTATTGGTTCAGGTACAGCAGGAGATGGTTGGATGACATCAAGCGATGCTGTCAACCAAGAAGCTGGCACAACAAGTCCAAACACAGGTAACACTGGAGGTAATACAGGAACATATTCTGGCAGTACAGATGGAATTAGTGGTAGTTCAGGTGCGTCTAGTGCTGCAAGCAGTAGCTCTTATGCAACAGCAACAGGAGCTATGACAACATCACCAAACGTAGGTTCTGCTAATCCAGCATTTTTAACAGTCAACTTTATCATAAAGACTTAGCATATGCCGTATATAACAGGATTAAACTCATCATCGTCGGTCAACTCGATTGTTACAAATCAATCTGCGACAAGTGCATTAAGTAGTGGAGGAACTGGTTTGCCTGTAGGTGCAGTTGTTCCTTTTGTTGGCACAACTATGCCAACAAATATGTTATTGTGTAATGGTGCTGCTGTTTCAAGAACAACATATTCAACACTATTTAATGTTATAGGAACTGCTTTTGGTGCTGGAGATGGCTCTACAACTTTTAATTTACCAGATTTTAGAACTGCCACTAGAATTCCTATTGGTAAAACATCCGCAACTACTGCCATAAATGCCGTGGGTAAATCTGGAGGTTCTTTTAATCATACCCACACATCTACTGCACACGCACATGCATTTTCACACTCACATGATTTAGGCAACCACACTCATGCGTATGACCACACACATACCATGGGCAATCATACGCACACATATTCACACAACCACAGTTTAGGAAACCATTATCACATTTGGTATGCACACGGACACAGTATTGCAGGAACAAATGGTGCTGGTGGCGGTCACAGCCATTCCATTGGTACAAATCCATCTGCAGGAGCTGCTGGAACTTCTGGAGGGCGACCATCAAACAGCGGAACTAGAAGTGCAACATTAACATCATCAACTCATGCGGAAACCATATGGTTGACCAACTCTGTGGGAACTGGAGGAACAGATATGTCTGTAAGTAACATGGCATCTGGCTCACCAAGATGGAACGATGGTGTAACAAATAGAGATTTTACCACAACTAATAATCCTGGCACTGGTGCTCCAAGCACAAATAGCACAGGGTCAGCAACGGGTTCAACTGGCGCACCAAGCTCTAACGTAACAAGCACATATTCAGGCAATACTGATTCTGCCACCCCTGGAAACACAACAAGCGCAAATCCACCATATGTAACTGTTAATTTTATCATTCAGGTAGCATAAGTATATGGCAAAAATTAAAGGAATTAAAACAAAAGTTGGTGACGAAACATCGGCAGTATCAAGAGAAACTGCTGTTGCAAGCGTTCCTCCTGGCGGTTCGATTGCGGCCGGAGTTATTACTATGTTAGCACAATCTACTGTTCCTTCTGGTTGGTTGCTGTGTGATGGTGCCGAATATTCACAAACAACTTATTCTTCACTATATGGAGTTATAGGAAGTGCGTATAACACACATCCAAGTTTAGGTTCTCCTGGGGCAGGAAATTTTAGAGTACCTGATTTAAGAGATTTATTTCCTGTTGGAATGAATCCAACTGGTCCTGCAGGCACAACAAGTTTGGGTTCATATAGCACAACTGGATGGAATCATACACATACAGTTCCTGCACACGCACACACTTTAGGTAATCACACACACACAATGAGTGCCCATACACACTCTGTTCCTTCACACTCACACACTCTTGGATCGCACACACACGGCATACCGTCACACACTCACGGAATTGCACAACACATCCATTATTTTGGTGCACATCGACACTCCGCGTCTATAGGAATATACACAGAACATACACACGGAATTCCTGTAGCTAACACAGGAACCACCGGGACTAGCAACCTTCGTGGAGCATCCAACACCGGAACAGCATCTCAAGGTACTGCCGCATCTTCATTTTCGGTATCTTGCTCTGGTACAGTTGGTAGCAGCAATCTTGCAGACAACGGATTTAATACCGATTGGGCATCTGTAAACGATGGAACAGCAACAGGGGCAGCAACTTCTTCAACTGGTGGTGCAAGCGCCAACTCCAGCACTGTTTCTGCGTTTACTTCGGGTGCGCCAAGCACTGATACCACGGGCGCTCCGTCATCTAATACAACAAGCACAGATGGTGCTGCAACAACAGGCTCAGCAAACCCACCATATTTTGGAGTTCATTTCATAATCAAAACATAATTCACCACAATGTTCGTATTAAAAGGCTATAACCATGACGCATCACTTTTACAGCATACTAAAACAGTACGCACAGTCTGTGTCAGACAGCTTTACGATTGGTGGATTTTTTAAAAGCATTGTTCTTTTAATTGCAGCCTTTTTAGCTCCTATTGCCACTGTAATTTTTGCTGTACTATTTCTAATCTTTGTGGATTTAGTTACCGGCATATTGGCTTCCATAAAAGAAAAAGCTACGATTACCAGCTCGGCAATGTCAAGAACCATAGCAAAGACATTTGTTTACTGCACAACGATTATTGTGACTTACGTTGTACATAAATATCTATTGGTAGGCTTCGACTTTCCAGTAGAAAGTATTGTGTCTGGTTTCATAGCTTTAACAGAAATGAAATCAATTTTGGAAAACATGGACAGAATCAGCAATCATTCTGTACTAAAAGATTTGATACTTATATTTTCAAACGAACGAGAGAGACGACTGCCACCGAAAAAGACACGAAAGACTGACAAACAAGAATAATAGCTAGGTGGATTATGGCGTCATTTGAGATTAATTCTAGTAATACTGACATTGATATACAAAAATTAAAACTTGAGATCGAGTCCTCCAACATTCTTTCAGCCAAAGTTGTCAGCATTACCACTTCATCAGTTGGTGTAAAAGTTTTAATTGATGCTCCTTCTTCCACAAGCGCAGCACAACTAAACACACTAAAAACTACAGTTATAGACACCCACGACAGTCTTCAAAGAAGGCGTGTGTTGGTTTATGATTCGCCAGATGGAACTGGTTCTGCAAGCAATAAAGACTACGTTGATGTAACAGCATCAAGTACGTTATCCTCTGCAAATCAATATACCGACAACAAAGTTGCTGAAGAGATTGCAAAACTTGTATCAACTGCTCCTGCGGTTCTTGACACTCTTGGAGAATTATCCGATGCATTAGGTGATGATCCTAATTTTGCAACAACGGTGTCTACAAGAATTGGTTCAGCAGAGTCTCGAATAACAACGCTTGAAGCTAGGCCAAACATAACAAACCTTAATGCTATTTCCGATGTTGTTATATCATCACCATCAACAAATCAAGTTCTACAATATACAGGCAGTTCTTGGCAAAATTCATCTCTTGCCTCTGTAGCTATAAGCAACTCATACTTAGATTTAAATAACAGACCAACTTTATCTGGATTAGGCGGGCAGCTTGATGACTTAGTGGACGTTGTAATAACTAGTCCAACAAGCAAAGGCCAACTTCTTATCAACGATGGCACAACATTTGTCAATAGTAATACAGTAGAGTCTGCAACAGCCTCAACAAAAACTTTGATATTAAAAGGCGCAGCATCTCAAACTGCAAATTTATTTGAAATACAGGACAACTCTGGAACAGTATTGCTTTCTATTGACAAAAACGGTAGCGTGGCGTCTGGTATAGTTCCTGTTGCAAGAGTTACTGGACTTTCTGATGTTGCAACAAGTGGTTCCTACAACGATTTAACTAATAAACCTACACTATCTACAGCCGCAGGAACTGGCTCATATAATGATCTTATTGATAAACCAACCTTAGCTAGTTTTACAACACTGACTTCTCCAACAGCAAATGAATTTTTAAAATATGATGGTTCTGCTTGGATAAATGCAACAATCGTTGCAGCAAACATCACTGGTTTATCCACAGTTGCAACAAGTGGTTCTTATAGTGATCTATTAAATAAACCTACACTATCTACAGCCGCAGGAACTGGCTCATATAATGATCTTACTGATAAACCAACCCTATCTACGGTTGCAGGAACTGGTTCATACAACGATCTATTAAATAAACCTGCCATACCATCATCACTGGATGATTTATCTGATGTTGCTATAACGTCAGCAACTAAAGGAAATATAGTAGTACACAACGGCACACAATTTGTAAATTCAAACACTATTGAATCGTCTGGAGCTGCCGTTAAAGGATTGGTTGTAAAAGCTGCCGCTTCACAGACTGCAAACATTCTTGAAGTTGATCACAGCGACAACAGCAATATTTTTGCTGTAAGTCCTTCAAATATTGAAACAACCTATAATAGCGTTACCAGTAAAGAAACTAACGCCAGTGTTACCACAACAAACGCAACACAAACAACACTGTTTTCTTTAACCTTGGCTGACAATACAGTGTATGCATTTGATGTTAATTTAGTTGGTAGACTTAGTAGCACAACAACAAAAAACATTTATGGTAAAATAACATTCTCCGTATTCAGAAATAATGGAGGTGCCGCGACACTTTCGGCAGACTATGGTGGCCCAATTATTCAATCAGATTCTTCTGGATTACCCACATACGATTTTACAGTTGATGTTTCATCCAATGACGTGCGAATAAGAGTTACTGGTGCCGCAAGTGAAACCGTTAAATGGGGTGCAAATATAAGATACACTCAAATTAGTTAGTTGGTGATCAAATGGGAAAATTGAATGGAATTAATTCAGCACCAATAACAAATGATGAAGTTGCATCATACTCATATGCTCAAAGCACGGTTTTAGGATTTCAATCAATAAAAACAGGAAATATTTTAATGTTTGGTGGAAGTGTTGTGCCATCTGGATATCTATTATGTGATGGCAGTGCAGTTTCAAGAACAACATACCCTAATTTATTTTCTAGCATTGGCACAACATATGGTGCTGGAAATGGCTCAACAACATTTAATTTGCCAAACCTAAAAGGTAAGATGCCTATAGGTGTAAAATCTGGTGGTAATGTTGCGTCTTTAGGAGCTTCCGGTGGTGCGTTTAATCACACACATTCAATACAAAATCACGTCCACTCACAGAGCCATTTGCACACAGCAAATCATACACATAGTATATCACATGCACATTCAATCGATCACCAACACGGTATGGATAGTCACACACACGACATGTCACATACACA